AGTAAGTATAAATTAATAAGTAAAGCCCAAAGCTCAAAATCCAGATGGCGGCAACTGTGGTGTCGTTCATATTCCAAGTGCCTGTCTTACTTTTTCTTCTACTGCTTTCCTGGCATAGCCCTTTTGAACCAGGCAGCTAATGATCCAGGGCCAAGCTGTGAATTTATTGTATAGGAAACCCAGGGTATCTTTAGCGTTCTTCTTACAGGCTGCAAAGTCCTGGAGGAATTGGGCTTCATCTATGCCTGGTATAATTGGATCTATATCTTCTAGCATATCGTCTTTGATACCATCCCAGGAAGGGATCTCTACATCCTGGAGGAAATTGATCACATCGTCCAGGATCTCCAGAGCTTCATCCAGGGCGTGATACAAAGAAGCCAGGACAACTGGTTTTGGAACATTCAGATCTATAGCAGGGATCGGTTCGCAGACCGCAATTAATTTACTAACTGCATCGGCTCGTCTATCGATCTTGGAAAAAGCCAACCAGGCACCAAAAACGATCAGAGGAGATAAGATCGGGACCAGACGCGTCCAGTCAATATTCTGCATTAACTCCTGGAAGCTGTTCTTCTTGGCCATTCTAGACCCGATACCCCGTTAATATACACGAAATAGCCCCATTATTAGAGTCCTGAGTGGCTTGGATCTTAACGGTTGAATTTGGGGGAATCATGAATTCAAACATCTTGGGTTGAATCCCAATATTATTAACCAGGACAACGAATTTTTCAATGAATAATGGTTGGCCGTCCACTGATATAATATAACTCAAAACTTCACCGTCTGAGATTCCGCTCCAGTCAATACCTAAAGTTACCCTGGTTAAGTAAAATGCCGCAGGGTTCGTATAATTTAATAGGGTGACAGCAGAAGAGGTGAGACCTTGGCTTCCACTCCACCCATAGATCTTCCCATCCTTGGCCCTGGAGACTGATTTGGACGGTGCCAGGGTCATTTATCCATCTATAACCGTACCAATAACATTGATCGTAACATCATAACTGGAATCCGCCGTATCACTAATCCCACTAACCACTACCTGAGTATAAGGTGGAATAATCAATTTCTGATAGGTGGTTGTGGGTGTGTCCTCAGTAGAAGTATCAGTTTTTAGTTTGGCTACTACGATCCCATTGAATTTAATATCAAAACCTGAAGTCCCACCACCACCGACACAGGAATTACTAACAGTACATATTCCTCCATTACATTGAAAAAGTGCGTTAATGTAACCTTTACCAGTAGTGAAATCTAAAAACGTCTGGACACTTTGAGTTAGATCAAATATGCCACTGTAAGCATAAACGTCTTTACCAATGTAAACCAGGCTCTTGCTTCCGCCCCCGAAAGGAGCGTTAGATCCTATTTGTTGTTTAGCCATTCATCATTCGAAGTAAAGAGTCACTGCACCGCCACTTGCGGTTGCACTTCCTCCATCATTGAACTGGATTGCTATCTGTAGATCTATATTATTTACACCAGCTAAAGGGAATGCGACTGGGACTGACATATAGCCTTGAAATGCTCCAGCGTCTGCGGTATCACCAGCAGAACCCCATATGACGAGATTTTGTTCGGACATATTTGATCCTAATAGTCTGCTCACGACTGTGGTTCCTTTTGCATTAAATGTGGAAAAGGCACAATCGATCCGACTGATCCTGGTAGATCCTTGTGGAACCTGGATATTACCCAGGCTACTTGATCCCATGTTATCTGTCAAGGAAAAATATTCCTTGTCTGTTGGCGTTGCGTCAAAAGTTCTTGTTATTGTTGTGACCATTTACAATCTGAAGTATAGTTTACTTCCTCCTAGTTTTAGTTGTGGAAACTGCTTCCTGGCAAAGGCTCCTAAGATTGCTATGCCTGAAGCAGTCACTAATGTTTTGCGCCCTGCGTTGGTAGCGATCATATCAACCGCGTTACCTGCCAGGGTATTGAATGCGACGCCTAATTCGCCGTCAGTAATGTCTTTAACGACACCTTCTACAATATTCGTTTTACCAAAGGATCCGGTGACAGTTTTTCCCTGGTTAAGGTATGAGGCTATAGCTAACCCAGACGCCATACCAGTAACGCTTGGATGTGGAATTGATTTTTTCATAGATCTCCTTGGATTATTATTCTTGCGAACGTATGCCCGACGGGCAGTCTTGCGGACGCCGCCTAGTCTGGTGGAGCGCTTACGTTTTGTAGAGCGTTTGGAAGCTTTAAAAGCGCGCCATCCCTTTTTGAAACCCATTTTGGCGTATTTCTTAGGGAGTCCTGGCTTGGGCACTAGAAGAGATTTCTAAAGAGGTATTTAAATCACGTCAGTGGTTACACTTCAGTTAGTACTAAATCACGGTCACAATACAAACAATAGAATCCTATAAATCCGTGAGAACTTCTGAATTGATTCATTATTCTCTTACAGTCTTTACAACGAACAGTTACAAAATCTAAGATCTCTTCCCTGGCTTTATTCTGATAATTATTCATCTTTACATTTACAGGCACAGCAAACACAGCCACCGCACTCCTTACAATATACTGGTTTATCCATCGTTCAACCTGTTTCTCTTATCCTGTCTGCGTAGTGATTCACAGAAAGCACAGTCGGTAAAATGCCCACAGTGACACTTAGATCTACCTGCTCTCCAGTCTGAAACAACCATTGTGAAAAATTCATTCCAGGAAAAGGGTCTTCTCAATGGTTCTTTGTACTCTGCCCTGGTGCTTTGAGGTGATGCGTAATTATGGAGGGTCTCTTTCATATCTTCCAATAGATCCATAACTTCAGGATGAAGCCTGATCACCTTTCTCTTTAGTTTAGTCGGCATGGATCTTATGCCCCTGGTAACATCTGCGACAGTAGCCATCACTGGTCAGGCCAACATTTCCGCACTTCAAACATTCCACATCATCATACTTAAATTCTTTGCGATACATGAAGAACAGAGAGTGGAACACGGTATAAACCACTTAGGGCAATAGAGTTCTAGCTTAATTTATGTCCTTTTTTACTAGGTACGACGGCTTATTTTCTTCTTCTTCTTCTTCTTCTTCTTCTTAGGTTTATATACAAAACATGATCTAATCGATTTTTAGAGACGTTACTCCAGGTGTTTTGATGCCGAGGAAAAGCTAGGGAGCCTTGTTCACCGCCGATTTGTGGATTTTTGGTGCTTTTAGAATGCTTATTCTTGTAGACCCATGCCTAGAATCTGTTTCTCTGTGCTTTTCGGTTGCTTTTTGACTGCTTCGGTGATGGCAGGCAACAGTTTGGACCCTAACATCTGAACGTACCACGGAGACCCTTCAAGTTCTTTAGCGATATTATGCATCATACTCATTTGAGAACCTTCGTCAGAATTTTTCATTTCTTTGGCGGCAGCTCCCATCGCCCCAGCCCAGAACTTTTTAAGATTCTCGCGCGCTTGAGGGAGCATAAATTCCTCAAAATCAATTAACATCTGTTCTCTGATTTTTTTAGTGATCACTTCCAGGGACATTAACAAAGTCTCGTCACTTTGCTCTGATTTTAGCCAGCTCTCTATTTTTTCTTGAGTTCTTAGAGGAATCCAGTAAGTATAAATTAATAAGTAAAGCCCAAAGCTCAAAATCCAGATGGCGGCAACTGTGGTGTCGTTCATATTCCAAGTGCCTGTCTTACTTTTTCTTCTACTGCTTTCCTGGCATAGCCCTTTTGAACCAGGC